AGATGCTTGTGTCACTGACCCTCCGTATGGTCTTTCTTTCATGGGTAATGCTTGGGATTACGATGTACCTAGCGTAGTCATTTGGAATCAAGTCTATAATGTATTAAAGCCAGGCTCACATCTATTATCATTCTTTGGCTCTCGCACTTATCATCGTGGGGTTATCCCCATCGAAGATGCTGGGTTTGAGATACGAGATCAGTTGATGTGGCTCTATGGCAGTGGCTTTCCTAAGTCGCATAATATAGGTAAGGCGGTGGATAAGTTGCAAGGGAATGAGAGAGAGGATTTAGGCGAATATGAACCATTTGGTAGAGAAGGTAGGAAATCAAGCGGTAAAGCCAAGTTTGGTGCAAAGGGTTGGGAAACCAAACCAAAAATTAGGCTAACCAAGGGCAACAGCGAATGGGAAGGCTGGGGTACAGCTTTAAAACCTGCACATGAGCCAATCGTTATGGCGAAGAAACCATTTAAAGGAACTGTGGCTAACAATGTCCTAGAGCATGGCACAGGTGGTATTAACATACATGAGTGCAGGGTCGGTGATAAGGGAGGTACAAAAGATAAACCTACTGGTGATGGAATTAGATCAAATCAAGTCTTCGGTGTTTATGGCAGTTGTAAAACTGTTGAACTAGATCAAGGCAGATTTCCTGCTAATGTTATGCACGATGGCTCTGATTCGGTTCAAGATTTATTCGGTGATAAGTCGCGCTATTTCTATTGTGCGAAAGCGAGTAAGAATGATAGAGATGAGGGGTTGGATGAGTTTGAAAACAAAATTACGCAAGGAATGAGATCAAACGCTGGACCAGCTTTGGTTGGTGACAATGAATCTGGAAGAACTACTCGTAAAAACAATCACCCAACAGTAAAGCCAACGGAGTTGATGCGTTATTTGTGTCGCCTCATCACACCGAAAGGTGGGGTTGTGCTTGACCCATTTATGGGTAGTGGAAGCACAGGTAAGGCTGCTGTAGCCGAAGGATTTAGTTTTGTTGGTATTGAAATGAATGAAAATTACTTTGATATAGCATGTGCCAGAATAGATGAAGCTTATAAGAAAAAATCACAACAATTATTTTGATATGACACGAAACATCTTAGGAATACTCTTGCTGGCTACAAGCTATCTCGCCGCCATATTAGCTATAATACCTTTAATACTGGCAGCGATACCCATTTATGTATGGCTCAAAGCTGGCAAGCTGGGTAATGAAATTATAGGGCGTGATGAGACTATTTGTAACTGAATTTGAGGTCTATGGTGTCAGGCACATTGGACCAACACTAGCGGCTAAAAACTGGCAAGAAGCGAAGCACATAGCAGAGCTGGCAGGTCTGGATTTAGTGTGTGAAATCAGCGATGTTGTGTTAATAGACAAAGGGTATCATACACTGCATTAATCATTTTCGTGTCTAAGTATAAGTCTTTATAACTGTACTCGGTAATTTTTTAGGAAAAAAAGAGGAAAATAAAAGCGAAAATGATGCACTAAGACACACTTATGACACACTTTTATAAGTTATTGTTTTTAATATATATATTATTATATAAGTGTATAGGGTATCTTATATTAATAAAAAAGATAGTAAATATATTAGTTATAAATGATAGCTACGCTGGTTTTTATAAGGAGAGTAAACGGGTAACAATGAAAAAATGACACACTGTACCCTGTTAACCAAAGGAGAAGATAATGCAGGAATTTTTATATGACGATAAGCAAAGTTTTGATGATAATTTTGCACGATGGTTTATCATGAACAGCGATGAAAAAATTGCTTATAATCAGAAGCCGTATGAGCGAAAAGAAGCTAAGAAAATATTTGCTAATTATGTGAGCGAGAGATGGCTGGAAGACCAAAAAAAGAAAAGTTAAAGCTGATATCAGTTCCCGATCAATTTGAAAAGGATGAGGAGCTTGGCCTAACGCAAATGCAAAATGCCTTCGTGTGGCATTACACGGAAGGAGCGTGCGGGCAAACTGAAGCTGCCAGGCGTGCTGGGTTCGAGTTTCCTAGTCAAGCAGCTACTAAATTTCTAAATGGCAAGGATTACCCTAAAGTCACCAAGGCCATTAAATTAAAACAATCTGAGCTGCGAGAGAAGTACGCTATCACTCCGCAAAAGACTGGCACGATGCTTTGGAAAATAAGCGAGACAGCATTTGAAAAAGGACATTACAACGCGGCTGTAAGCGCTATTAAAGAACTCAATCAATTAGCTGGTTTGAATATCTCAAGATCACAGAACTTAAACATCAACGCCAACATTGATTCAATGTCAAGCGATGATATCAAGGATAGATTGGCTAAATTGCTAGGTGCAGAAGATACTGGACCTGATCCAAAAGACTTTTAAAAAAAACCCCAATCAGTGATCGGGGTTTAATAAATTAAAACTTTTTAAAATAGGCTTGATAAAATTACTAAGATATTTCTAAGTTAGCTAATCGCTTTACCTCATCCCATTCCATGTTCACTAACCAATTATCTCTTCCATAAAGTACGTCGTTAGCTAACCTCTTGTATTCGTAATCGGGGTTATTAGAAACGCCTAAGTTGACCTTTTCTCTAACAAACTCTTCAAGTTTTTCTATTGCCTGGTCATGTAATCTCCAGTCGTATTTGATGCTCAAGAACTTGGTCTGAGGTATGTCCTCTCTCGAGTTGCTGTATTCGTAAATATCATACATGCCATCGAAGTGACCATATTGATATTTTGCTAACCCCTCTTGCAAAGCTTTGTAAACCTCTGGATCAATTAGATCTTTGATCTCAACATCGACGCTATTGCCCATGCTGAATTGTTCACTTCTTACGCTTGCCTTGACATTTTTATCTTTTAAAATTTTTCTTATCTCAGCTGCGCATCTTGCTACTTCACTTCTCATTTTCATTCTCCGGTTTAATTAAGTAATAAGCTTATTATACATAATTCCGTGTCAATGTCTACACTTTTGTACAATTGTCGGACTCTTTTAAATCAGGATTAGTTATTATTTCTTTAATCATATCTGCCAACCAAAATACAGAGCAATTAGGATTATCTTTGTTTGCTTTGATTAAAATTTCTATATCCTCAATCATTTCTTGTTTATTCACTGTCGGACTCCTTTTCAGTTTCTTCAAAACCAAATATTGGATCATTTACTTTTCTGATGTCTTTTACGAACTCATCAAAGTCATGCTCTTGTTGTTCTTTACCCTCAAAGAACTCTCTATCGACTATCTCCCAATTTTTACCTATAACGTAAACTCCGTTATCGTAATTATCAGTATCAAGTCTGCCGTATCTGCCAACACCCAATGAAAAGGTCCCGCCAAAATAGTTACCTATTAACTGAGCCAACCTAGCAATCCCATAAGTTGAATCACTTGCACATCTTATGCCGTATAACTTAGCTACATGAAGAAACGGCTCAACACTATCTCTGCCACCGTTCCAATGTAAATATAAAGAGTCCCAATTATCTTTTGAAACATTATCTTGCTTGATTGTAATAACTGCTCTATTTCCCATTTTTCTTCTCCGGTTTAATTAACTTAAACCTTTATTATACAGATATCCGTGTCAATGTCTACTATTTTATACAATTAATTTAAAGTTTTTTTTACAGTAGTTTATTAGTGAACATTGATTGCCTGTGGATGGATCTGTGGATAACTCTGTGGATAACTTATGTATATGTGGATAAGTCTGTGGATAAGTCTTGTTTATCAGTGGATAACTCTGTGGATAAACCTGTGGATAACTTGTGGACAGTTTTAGATATAAAAACTTGCACAGGGCTGTTTTTTATTCCTAATCAAAAAAATCTACAGAAATTCAATATATTTTGTAAGTCATTGATATATATAGCTTTTTGGCGTGTATCATATTGTATAAAATTGTATGCAACAGTAACATCTCTGCACAGTGGGGTTACATAAAAAGCTCTCAGGGACCCCTAAGCTTTTGATTTTTCTAAAATAAATGTAATTAGATTAGGGCGACCACCCATATATACAAACGCGCTGCGCTGTATAGCTATAGCTGAGTTTGGTACATTCAAAACTATGATTTTTACATCAAAAAAAAGCCGTCCCCATCCCGACTGACCGGAGAAGATGATGAGGACGACCACCTTTAGCCCCTTGGATGTCGAATCGTTGGGAAGAGGCTATAGGTACTTGAAATCCACAGAATGACGGTAAAATGGATATCAAGCGATTCAATGTTATACTGGCGACATGGTTATATCAATTGGTAAGGAACCCTATGGGAGCAAATTCTAGGAACAAAGGTGCTTCATTTGAAAGATCAGTGGTTTCAAAAATAAATGAGTGGCTTGAGTCCCAAGCCATAAATTTTTCATGTAAAAGAAATCTTGATCAATATCAGCAGAAAAACCTTGCAGACATCGACATTCCGTATCATGCTGTCGAATGTAAGCATTATGCCGACGGATGGACCTATAAGCCTGAGTGGTTAAAACAGGTGCAAGAATCAGCAGGCGATAAAATTCCTGTTTTGATATATAAATACAATAGGAAGCCAATACAGGTTTGCTTGCCTATGTACGCCGTAAATCCTGAATGGTCTGCGGATAGTGATTTAACGTGTATAATGACAATGGAAAACTGGTTTGAGGTGATGTCAAGAAACTGGCAGCACTATGAAAGGATAAGCGATGGCTGATGTAAAAGATGTTGAGCGCACAAAATCCGGTAGGTTAACTTATCGTGGCGAGTCTTTTCCTGGCTTTAACAAACAAAAGAGAACGCCTGGTAAAAATAAAAAATTTGCTGTATTAGCCAAAAAAGGCGATCAAGTAAAGATAGTTCGCTATGGCGACCCCAAAATGTCAATTAAGAAGGATCAACCCGATAGGCGTAAATCTTTTCGCGCTCGCCACAATTGCGATGCGGTAGAGAAGAAAAAGGATGTTTTCGCAGCGTCTTATTGGTCCTGTAAGAACTGGTGATATGAATACAAAAGATATAGACATATTTGATGAGGAACCTTCTGGCGTTCAAAAAATATCAAAATTAATTTCTGATGGACAAGTTAGAGAAGCTTATTCTGAGTTTGAAAAGCTACCTTTAGTCCAACAACTTACAGTATCGGTTACACCTGTGATTGGTGATGCGCTCGCAGCTTACGAAGTAGGTGAATTTGGAACAAGAGCAAAAGAGAGTCTATCTCGCGGTTCACCTTTAGGAGCAGCGGGAAATGTTGCTCTAGCAGGATTAGCGGGATTATCCTTTATACCATTCCTGCGCGGATTGCGTGGTGCTAGGCCATTTTCTAAAGCCGTTGCTTCTACTTCAGAGACTATACCTGGACCGACTACTGGTCAGCTCACTGGAATAACTGATTTACCCGCTGATGTTAGGGCAGAATATTCAAAAGCTATCTACTCGGATCCGCGCACTGGTGAAATGCTAAAGAAAGATCCAATTTACAAAGCGCTTGATATGCCTCAAAAAAATGTGTTTGAGGGACAAGGATTTTACAAGGACGAGTTTAATCCAGTGTTTGTTTCTAGGCCCGTGCCTAGAGTAAAAAAAGATGCTACAGGTATTGAGCGTATAGATCCTAGAGACACAAAAACCATAGAGCAAAGAGATACAACTTTTGGTTATTTAACGCAGCAAGAAGGTACGCCGACAAGTAGGGTTTTGACCAAAGCGGCTCCAGGCACTAATGACACTATAAAAATCACAACCAAAGCTGACATATCGCAGCCACAGTTTGCCAAGATAGCAAAAGAGGCAGGTAAGTATGGCTTGGACCCAGTAAGTATTCCTGAAGGTATTACTTTCTTTAATAACAAATCATTCGAGGTGCTTGAAGACTTGCCGCCGCAGGTTGTAAATGATCTTACTGAAAGCATAAAAGAAATACTGGGGCCAACAGCAATACGAAGAGTAGATAGTGGAAATTTTGACTCTATAAATTATTCTGATTTTTCAGAAGAGTTTGCTAGGGGCGCCGATGAAATAGCAGATACGTCTAGCCTTGCAACAAAAAAACTTTTTGAAAGCCTCAGCGACGAAGCTATAGCAAAGCTTGATAAAAGCCCAGAAGTAAGAAGATTCGTAACTAACAAACTAGAACAAGATTTAGAGATAGCTCGTAAACAAGATCTTCCTATTAGAAAAGATATCAGAACAGCCCTGACCATTATTAGTGATCAGGGCTTTACTGGATTGAAAAAAGTGATGGAAAAAGGCGACGTGATTTTGCCAGGTATCGTATTCCTTTATTTAGGAAAGGCTATACCTATGATTTCATCTGAGACACAACAATCTGAGGCATAAAGTCTCCATCTTTTTTGCCTTGCTTCTTCGCAAGTTTTTTACCCTTTACTCTCTCAACGGGGAACCCGTGCTTTAATGACCACCTATCATCTCCAAATAAAGTATATAAATCTGTTCCGTCATAGTCTTTTTCATTATGAACTTTTTTAAAGTAAGCTCCATAAGCTTTTTGTTTTTCAGGCACTATATCCATTTTAAAATCCTTTTTTTAAATTAAAGTAACTAACCAATAGGATAATCAGGTTCTTCATCCGCATGGTAATTTAAGGTCAATTCTTCGCCCTTTTCTATATCCACGCCGGTTATTATGTGATAAACCCGATAATCGTCCCAATCCAGTCTTTCCTCTAAGAAACAGTTTTCATGTATCGCATGGTTTACAAAACCGCCTAAAGCTGTGCGTATGTAACCGTGTATTATCGGCACTTTGATGTGTGACATGCCTAAATCTGTGTCGGCAAGTATCTTTTTGGTAGCAAATAATCCTAAACCTTCGATATCGCTGCGTCTTACCTCTAAGCCATCCATTAATGGTTTGT